TATCCGTAGAAAGGCGGTGATCCAGATATCTCCCTTTAAGGCATGGGGTCAGGTGTCTTATTTTTATGCCCTGCCATAAGGCGTAAAACTGGGCAGTTACCCGGCCGGAGGTCTAACCGGCTATATCCCACACCGCTGAAAGAGCGGTCAATAAAACATTTCAGGAGGAACGAAGCAATGAAAAATATCTATGAGATTCTGAAAGATTATGGCCTGGAAATCCCGGAAGAGAAAAAGGCAGATTTTGACAAGTCCTGGAAGGAAAACTACCGCACCAAAAACGAGTACGACAAAGCAGTGAACCAGCGGGACGAGTACAAGACTTCACTGGATACGGTAAACGAGAAGCTCAAGGAGTTTGACGGCGTGGATGTCGCAGACCTCAAAGGGCAGATCACAAAACTCCAGGACGACTTGAAGACGCAGAAAGAGACGTATGACGCAAAGGAAGCAGAACGTGTGTTTACAGATTCCGTCAGATCTGCGATCAAGGAAGCAGGCGGCAGAAATGCAAAGGCGGTCATGGCACTGCTTGACATGGATGCCTTAAGGGAATCCAAAGACCAGAGTGCGGACATCAAGAAAGCACTGGATGCCGCAAAAGAGTCTGACGCTTATCTGTTTGGGTCAGATGAACCTTTCAGGAATCCGGTCGGACCGTCCGGCGGGAACGGCGGGACGGACTCGGCACTGGCTGCCATGAGGGCAGCGGCAGGTTTACCACCTGCGGAAAGCAAATAGAAAAGGAGAGATGAAACATGGCGAATACGATTGAATTAGCAAAAAACTATCTGGATATCATTGACGAGGTGTACAAAAGTGCATCTGTGACCGCAGATCTGACCAGTGATCCGAGCATGATGCGTGCCGGAGCAAATGTAAGCGAGATCTTATACCCACAGATCGAGGTCGGAGGACTGGGAAATTACGACCGCAATTCCGGTTATACTTCTGCGGCTGTATCACTGAAATGGGCAACCGCACGCTTCAATTATGACCGTGGTGCCAAACTGGAAGTAGATACGATGGACAACCAGGAGTCTATGAACCTGGCATTTACGAGGGCAGGAGCAGAGCTGCAGAGAACCAGGGTAGCACCAGAAGCAGATGCCTTTACCTTTGCGACCATCTGCGGATTTGACGGCATCACAAAGAAAGCGGAGAACCTGGTGGATGCAGAAGCATTCCTGAAAGCCCTGATTGAGGCAAAGAACGTGATGGATGAGGACGAAGTGCCGGAAGAGGGCAGGATCCTGTATGCGACCCCGACACTGATGAACGGGGTCATGGCACTGGACACAACGAAGTCCCGTGAGATCCTGAATGCATTCAACATCAAGAAGAAGGTGCCGCAGTCCAGATTCTATACCGCGATCCATCTGCTGGACGGAAAGAGCGAGGGTGAGGAAGCCGGACATTACACGAGAGGTACGGCAACCTACGAAAAGACGAAGGATTCTTCGGTGGTATCCGGGAAAACCTACTACACACAGAGCGGCAGCAGCTATGAAGCGGTCAAAAGCCCGGCAGTGGGAAGCATTTCTACCTACTACGAAAAAATTTCGGAAGAAGGCAAGGACATCAACTTCATGATCATCCATAAACCGGCGATCATCAAATTTGATAAGCACATCGCGAGCGACATCATCCCGGCAAGCCTGAATGCGAATGCAGACGGCGATATCCTGAAATACCGCAAGTATGGCCTGGTGGATTACTACCGCAACAAAGCGGCCGGCTTCTACGTGTCGCACAAAGCCTGAGAGGACGGGCTTATGACACAGTATACCGATTATACATTCTATACAGGGCAGTATGGCGGTGAGCTGACGGAAGAGCAGTTCCGCAGGGTGATCGTGCCGGTGTCGGCACACATCCGGCGGATCACGTTTGACCGGGCAGACAGATCCATGGAAGAAGTGCAGCATGCCGCCTGTGCGTGCTGTGACCTTCTGTACGCAGACCAGGCAGCAAAGGCAGAACACCAGGGCAGGGAGGTCGCATCAGAAAACACAGACGGCTATTCTGTTTCGTATGTGCAGGAACAGGGCGGCAAAACCGCCCAGGAGATACTGGCGGGCAAGATCTACCAGACGGCGGCGTTGTACCTGGAACCGACCGGCCTGTTGAATATGGGGGTGTATGACGATGCTGACCAACACTGACGCAACCCTCTACCACCGTAGTTACAATCCGGCAACCCGTCTGGATGAGTGGGAGAGTACATACATCCCGGCACTCTGGTGGTACGAGGCAGAACAGTCCAGCGTCACTACGGAAGGCAGGAAGACCGCGGACACTTTCATGGTCCGCATCCCGGATACCACAGTCCTGGTAAAAAAGGATGATTACCTGGTAAAAGGGCAGTGCAGCGTGCAGGTGAAGACGGCGAAAGACCTGGCCGGCACAGAGCATTTCAAAGTGTCGGCGGCAAACTACAACCGGTACGGAGGCAATCCGCACATCAAGGTGACAGGGGGTGCATGATGGCAGAGACCAGGAAAACGTTTCAGATCCAGCAGCCGCAGAACGTCCGCTACAGCGGGCATGGCAGCGGTGGGATGTTCACGGCAAGGATGGAATGGGATGCCTCCCTTGCGGCAAGGCTTAATGGAAACCTTGCAGAAGCACAAAAGTATGTGGATACGACGTGCATAACCCGTATGAAACCGGAAACGCCGTTCCGAATCGGTGTACTGAGAGAGGCGGCAAAACGTGATACGGTCACCGGTTCCGGTCTGATCGTCCAGTCCACACCGTATGCCAGAAGGCAGTACTACGAACACAAAAAGCAGTCCAAATGGTTCGAACGTATGAAGAACCGGCACAAGGACAGTATCCAGAAGGAGGCGGGTAAAATTGCATGCGGAAAGTAGCATCATCGAGAGCATCCGCACATTCTTCCTGACCTGTCCGTTTTTACATGACGGCCGGGTCAACGTGGATTACCTGGGGGAGGAGATGAGTTATTCCATCGACCCGCTCCCATGTGACCCGGTGATCCAGAAATATGTGGATGGCGGGAAAAAGAAACAGTACCAGTTTGCGGTCTGTTCCAAGGAAGTCTATGACGAGGACGCCAGGGTGAATATCGAGAACAGCGGCTTCTACCAGGAGCTTCAGGAGTGGCTGGAAGAGTCCTCGGACAATGGGGAACTTCCAGAACTGGCAAACGAAAAACAACATGCAACAGCAGTTGAAACCTTAAACAGCGGTTACTTGTACGATGCCGAGGCAAACTTGGCGACCTACCGTATCGAGTGCCGCTTAATTTATGAACAGGAGGCTTAAATTATGACAGGAAAAAATAATAAAACGAAATTAGTAAAGAGAACCGGCAGGGTGTCCTTCTACGGCGTTCCGGCAGGAAATGGGGAGGAACCAACGGAATACACCCGCATGGAGAAGTTCACGACATTATCAGAGTCCAAGAACCCGACCACCTATGAACGCCAGTACGTGGACAAGGATTCCAGCGACAGCGACGTGACCGGTTACGGCACCTCATGGTCCTATAACTTCGACATGCACGAGAACAACCCGATCCTGATGGACATCGCATCCGTGCACGATGACGAGCTGACCGGGGAGACCAGGAACATCGTGGTCGTGGACTTCTTCGACAAGGGCGAAGCGACCAAAGAGGATGAATTCGTGGCAAGAAAACGTGAGTTCTCCATCCTCCCGGATGCATCCGGTGACGGAACCGATGCACTGCAGTATTCCGGGTCGTTCGGCGTGAAGTCCGAACCGGTCAAGGGCTATGCCAAGGTTGCGGCAGACGGCAAGAGCTGCACGTTCCTGGAAAAGCCGACCGTAGGCTGATGACCTGTGAACCCATTATATGAACCACTGCCGAAAAGCGTTGAGGTTGGGGGCGTCCTGTACCCGGTCAAGACGGACTTCCGGGCAGTGCTGAAGCTGATCGGGGAAGTGAAGCAGGCAGGGGAGCCGGGCAGCCGGCTCTTTCTGATCCTGCGGTTATACAAAAAAGAGATTCCGCCGGACATCCAGGGGGCCGTCCAGGCAGTCACGGATTTCATTGCCGGCATCCGGTCAGCAGAAAAGGAAAAAGAGCGTGAAGGCAGTGGAAAGCAGACGTTCAGCTATGAGAAGGATGCACCGTATATCGTCAGCGATTTCCGGAACTATTACGGCATTGACCTGCTGACCTGTAAATATCTGCACTGGCAGAAGTTTCAGATGCTGCTGGAAGGCCTGCCGGATGATTCCGGCGTAAAGACCCGCATCGGCTACCGTTCGATCGATGCCGGAAAGATCAGGGACAAACAGGAACGCCAGCGGATCCAGAAGATCCAGCGGGCAATATCCCTGGAAGACGAGCGGGAGGAGGAACAGATCGGTGACCTGTTCGCAGCTGCGATGTGGGGAGACTGATAAGAAGATGGGAGGCAGGAAATGGCAGACGGAACACTAAGATTTGACACTGAGATCGACGAGAGTGGATTTCAGAAAGGCTTAAAGCGGATCGAGCAGGCAGCGAAGGGTGCAACGCAGCAGACTGCCTCCGATGCACGGGACGCGGCAAAACAGGCAGAGCAGGCCGTTTCCCAGGCGACAGAAGAAGCAGGGAAAGACGCAGAAAAAGCAGCAAAGCAGGTGGAAAATGCACTGGAAGATGTGCAGGACGCAGCAGAAGATGCGGCGGATGCGGTCACAGATGCGGCAGAAGATGCCGGGCAGGATGCTGCAGAGTCCGTCCAGGACGCTGTGGACAACATTGTGGAATCTGTGGAAGAAGCAGGCGAGAGTGCAGCGGAGGCGGTAGAGGATGCCATGTCGGACGTTGCGGACAGCGTTTCGGATGCGGCAAAAGACGTGGGAGACAGTGCCTCTGACATAGGCGACAGCATCGGGGACGGGTTCGAAGAAGGAAGTGACCAGGCAAGCACCGCCATTGATGCCCTTGCACAGGCCCTGCTGGCTGCCGGGGTGACAGCATCCGTCAAGGCGATCACGGACGCACTCATGGACTGCACGCAGGCAAGCATGGAGTTCGAAACGGCGATGGCCAAGGTCGGCACGATCGCAGACGAATCACAGAAGCCGCTCGGTGATATGCGGAATGAGATACTGGCATTGTCCAGTGAAACCGGCAAGAGTGTCGGGGAACTGGCAGAAGCGACCTACCAGGCTATTTCTGCATCGGTAGCAACCGAAAGTGCGGTGGATTTTGTCGGTACGGCAAATAAGCTGGCTGTCGGTGGATTTTCCGACACCACGACCGCCGTGGACATCCTGACGACCGCCATCAACGCTTATGGCATGTCGGCGGATGATGCAGCGAAGATCTCAGACGTCCTGATCACGACACAGAACTTAGGTAAGACATCCGTTGCACAGTTAGGTGCCAGCATGGGCATGGTCATCCCACTGGCGGCGGCGTACAACATGAACCTGGAAGACCTGGCAGCCAGCTACGCATTGCTGACCGCCAACGGTACGCAGACCGCACAGGCAACGACCTACGTCAAGGCGGCACTGAATGAGCTTGGAAGCACAAGTTCCGCTGTTGGATCAACGCTCAAGAAGCAGACCGGCAAGACTTTCGCGGAATTGATGGCAGAGGGCAATTCACTTGGAGATGTGCTGCAGGTACTGGCCGACAGTGTGGACGGTGACACGACCGCGTTCAACAACATGTGGTCGAGTTCCGAGGCCGGCGTCGGTATGCTGTCCATCCTGAACAGCGGAACGTCCAAATACAACAGCCTGGTGCAGGCGATGGAAGGAAGCACCGGGGCGGCAACCACTGCATTTGAGAAGATGTCAGAAACTGGGGAATTTGCTCAGCAGCGTTTCCAGAACGCCATCGAGAACCTGAAGATAGCGGTCGGTGATGAGCTTGCACCGGTGCTGATGGAACTCCAGCAGAGCGGGGCAGATGCGATGGAATGGGCAACTGAGTTTGTCAAGGAACACCCGGAAGTTGTGGCGGCAGTCACGGCACTGGCGGCAGCCCTTGCAGTACTGGCAGCGGCACTGGTCGGGTTGCTGGTCGTTCAACAGGTTACAACAGCATTTACGAAGTTTTCAGCGGCACTCCTTGCGAATCCAGTCGGTGCGGTGGCAGTAGCCCTTACAGCCCTTACAGCGGCAGCCGTGGCATTCGGGGCGGTCATGAAAGACCGGACATCGGAGTCAGTAAAGAACCGGAAGGCGATCGAACAGTGCAAAGATTCCTACGATGAGCTGAAAGACAGCATGGAAGAGCATGCGAAAGAGAGAAAAGAAAGCATCAAAAGTGCGAAAACAGAAGCGGCTACCTACCAGAACCTTGCGGACAAACTCTACGAGCTGTCGGATAAAACAAATAAAACAGCCTCAGACAAAGCACAGATGAACACGATCGTCGACCAGCTCAACGGGGCCATGCCGGAGCTTGGACTTTCCATTGATGAAACAACCGGGGCACTGAACAGGGAGAAATCCGCAGTGGATGCCGTGATCGATTCCATGAAGCAGCAGGCACTTGCAAATGCTTATCAGGAACAGGCAAACAAGGCGGCTTCTGATCTGGCAGAGGCACAGATCCAGCTGTCAGAAGCGGAAGAAGTGCTCAACGACCTGCGGTCACAGGCAGTAAAGAAAATCAATGAACATAACGCTGCGGTACAGGACGGCACGGAATCCGTGCAGGAAATGGCGAGCAGTTACGCAGCAGCCGGTGAACCGGTTGACAAATATGCATTGCAGCTGAACGCCCTGAACGGCCAGATAAAAGAACAGAAAGAAGTCGTTGCCGGCTTACAGGGGACAACTTCGGAAGCAGACGAAAGATACAAAAAAATAGCGGAGAAAGCTTACGAGTATAAAACCGCTGTTGAAGAATCAAACCAGGGCGTGGCAGATTCTGCAACAGAAATGTCCGATGAGGTCAAACAAGCCTACGAGGACATGAAAACGTCCATCCAGAACAACTTGAAAGGCGTTGTAAATGCATACGAAGATTTTTCGGGCGGTGAAGAGATTTCAGCAGGAGATGTAGTAACACATCTGAAAAGTGCAGCAAATGGTGTAGATCAGTGGGCAGATAACCTGATAACCCTTGCAGGACGTGCCGGAGAGGGTATGACGAAAGAATTTTTTTCATATTTGGTTGATTTGGGACCTCAGAGTGCAAATCTTGTCAAAGCATGCACAGAAATGTCAAAAAAAGAATTACAAGATGCAGTGGCAGCATATTCTGAGAGTGGTGGCGAAGCGGCAGAAGCCTATTCAGAGAAATTAGCTGCCATTATAACCAACTGGGACAGTACTGGTCAGGAGATCGCACAGGCGGCTGGCGAAGCCGGAGAGAAGAGCGGCAAGGAACATACAGAAAAGGCAAAAAGCGGGATCGAATCCGGCCAGAAGGAAGTCACGGAGGCGGCCAAGAAAGGCGGAGAGGAAGCCGGAAAAGAGTCGCAGAAAGCAACCGCGGACGGAATCCAGCAGAATTCTGGGCAGGTGTCCCAGGCGGCGAGCAGTTCCATCCGGAAAGCGGAAGACGCGGCACTGGGATATTACAACGGGTTCTATAACGTTGGTGCAAACCTGATGCGTGGGACCGTTGCCGGTATGACAGCCTATTCCCCGGCAGTCGAAGAAGCTGCAAGGGCAGCGGTCAGAAATGCAGTTACCGGGGCAAAAAAGGAAGGCAATATAAAATCCCCATCCCGTGTCATGCGTGACGAAGTCGGTGAGATGCTGGCGGCCGGTATGGCAGTCGGTATTGATGAAGGTAGCGGAGATGTTGAGAAGAGTGCCAGAAATCTTGCAAAAGTGTCTGTGGATGCCACTAAAAACGAACTGGGGATCAATTCCCCGTCCAAGGTTTTCAAGGACGAGATCGGTAAACACATCGTCGGAGGTGTGATCAAGGGCATTGAAGCCGAAGTCCCGAAGCTGAAAAAGACCATGAAAAAGATGTCCGAGGAAGCTGTCAAGGCAGCCGGTGAAGTGGATGCGGCAAAGGGCGGTTATTCCGATGCGGCGTCTGCGATCATGGAATCCATCATCAGTGGGCTTGACAAGCGTCAGGAACTCCTGGTTTCCAAGCTGGATAACAAGATTGACGGCTATGTGGATAAGGTTGTAAAAAAATACGAAAAACTGGCCGAAGACAAGAAAACAGAGGCGGGCAATACCACAGACGCAGCCCAGAAGAAAAAGCTCCAAGAAGAAGCAAAAAAGCTCCAGAAGAACGCCAAAAAGATCAAGAACTATGCCAACAAATACACATCAACGTTCATGGATGCCCTGAAAGAAGGGACAGAGAAAGCTTACAGTAAGATCGAAGATGACTTAGACAAGAAGCTGGACGAGATCGCAGACAAGTACCAGAAAGCTTACGACAAGATCATCTCATTTCGGGACGACATGAAAAAGAAGATGTCAGAGCCGGTCAATATGTACGACCTGGACACCCAGCTGACACAAGTCGAGCGGTACCAGGAAGGTCTGAAAAAGCTCAAGGACAAGATACCGGAAAGCCTGATGGACCAGATCCTTGGCATGGATCTGAACGAGGCAGACAACTTCGTGGAGCACCTGAACGCAATGTCAGCGGAAGAACTGGCGGCGTACAAGGAGAAATGGGAACAGCTGCAGAGTTCGTCCGAAACCTTTTCGAAAGATTTCTTCGAACAGCGTCTGACAGATGTAAAAGCCGGATGGACGAAAGAAGTGGAAGAGGCAGCCAAAACCGCACAGGAAGCAGCCGAAGAAGCCGGAAAGAAGATCGCCAAGAGCCTGATCAAGAGTCTGAATGGCGAAAAAGAAACGCTGAAAAAATCCATGCGGGGCATTGCAAAGGATATGATCGAAGCGTTTAAAAAAGCGTTTGGGCTTGAAAAAGACGGCAAAAAAGCAGAAGGCAGCAAAGCGACAGCAGAGGCAAAGGGGACTGGAACTGCAGCTTCGGGCAAGACATCAGCAAAGAAAAAGAAAACGACTGCCAAAACCAAAAAGGAAGAAAAAGAATGGCAGGTATACCGGGAAACAAAAGAATATGAAAAAGCCAGGAAGAAAATCGAGCAGGGCACCCAGGCGGAAATGCAGGCAGTCATGGCAGAAGTGGAAAGGATGCAGAACACAATTGCAAGCCTGGAATCCATGGGTGCAAGCCCGACGGTCAACGTGTCATCACCACAGATCAGCCTGGCAAATAATCAGCCGGTGCAGTTACAGGCTGAGATCCATACCACGGTCGACCTGGATGGAAGGACGGTGGGCAAGGCGGTCACACCATACGTCAATGAAAACATGAACACAATACGGAACCGGCAGAGGAGGGGAAGCTGATGGATGTACAGATTGGAAAGTATAAAATGGGCGATTTTGGGCTGAAACTGCTGGGTGTGGACCTTGGTACGCCGTCCGTCCGGAAAAGTACCGTGACCATCCCCGGCAGGAACGGTGCACTGGACTTGACGGAAGCCATTACCGGTTTCCCAGTGTACGACAATGCAACACATAAGCTGACGTTCGACTTCAAGGACGGGACTTACAGCACCTGGCTGTCAAAAGCCAGTGACATCCGCGGGAAACTGCACGGCAGGCGGCTCCCGGTCATATTCGGGGATGACGGCTATTATTACGATGCCAGGGTAAGCGTGGACAGCAGCAAGCTCAACCAGCATTACAGTCAGATCGTGGTCACACTGGATGCAGAGCCGTACAAGCTGGCACGGAAAACGTCACTGGATGACTGGGAATGGGACAGATTCAATTTTGAAACGGATATCATCAGAGACTATAAAAACATCCCGGTACCGGGTGAAATCACGGTCATAGGGGATGTGATGCCGACGGGGTGTGTTTTTGAAGCTTCGGCGGCGGTCACAGTGACATATGACGGAAAAAGCTACCAGATCCCAAAAGGGCACAGTACGGTGCCTGATATCCTGATCACAGAGGGCATCCATACCATGCAGTTTAAAGGGGATGGCGGCACGGTTTCCGTAGAATACAGAGGGGGCAGGTTCTAATGTATAAGATCACGCTGGATGGTTCCTACCTGTACCATCCGTGGATAAGAGGCCGCTGCATTACGGAAGGGGCACTGACTCAGGAAGTCAACAAAAACGGCTCCTGTGATGTTTCGATCGTCCTGGACCATCCGCTTGCGGCATCCGTCCTGCGGCGAAAGTCCATGCTGGAAGTAATCCGGTTCGGCCTGACGGGCAGTGAGAAGACGATCTACCGGGGCGTTGTGATGAACACCGTCGAAGACAGGGATCTTGAGATGGAGATCCAGACAGAAGGCGACCTAGTATTTTTTCAGGACAGCATCATCCGTCCATTCCACAAGACCGGCACGGATGTACCGGGAAAGACAACGCCAGGAAATTATTTCAAGTGGCTGGTTAAGAAGCACAACGAACAGGTGGATGATTTCAAGCAGTTCCTGATCGGTCAGGTGACTATTACCGGGGAAGCGGCAGATCGGGAGCGGAACGATTACAGCACCACGAGGGACATAATGGATGAACTCGTCGCAGAAAGCGGCGGGTATATCCGAACACGAACCGTCGGCGGTGTGCACTATATTGATTACCTGGCAGAATATGAACAGGCAGGCGGCCAGGATATACGGCAGGGGCAGAACATAATTGATGTTACCAAGAACGTCAAGACGGATGACCTTGCAACACGTCTGATCCCGCTCGGGGCATCGACGTCAAACAACGAATGGCCGGTCACGATCGCAAATGTAAACGGTGGCAAGGATTACCTGGAAGACGCAGCAGCCGTCAAAGAATACGGCATCATCACAAAGACTGTGGAATTTTCCGAGATTCAGGATCCGGCAAAGCTGAAAGAAGAGGGCGAAAAGGCTTTCAAAAAGATTAACGGGGCAAGCCTGGTGACAGAGTTGTCTGCGGTTGATCTGGCAGATGCCGGTTATGATGTTCAGATGCTGCGGATCGGTGAGAAAGTTTCGTGTGCAGCACCCACGTACAACATACAACAACAGCTGCAGATCACCAGGAAAGTGACCGACCTGCTGAAACCGGCAAACAGCAAGGTCACACTTGGCGGTACAACACTGACCTACACACAGCGTCAGCTACAGGCAGGGCAGGGGCGTGTGAAGTACACAACAGTAACAGCGATAACGAATGGGCAGATTGATGAGATCTGCATTTACAGCTAAAAGAAAGGAAGAAAAACATTATGGCAAATTTTTTGGATACAGCGGGATTAACTTATCTTTGGGGCAAGATCAAAACAGCATTATCAGGGAAGGTAGACAAAGTAAGCGGTAAAGGACTGTCTACGAACGACTATACGACAGCAGAGAAGAACAAACTGACAGGAATCGAAACCGGTGCGAACAAATATGTGCATCCGAGTTATACGGCGAAAACAAACGGACTATACAAAGTGACCGTGGATGCAGCCGGACACGTATCTGGTACGACACCAGTTACTAAGACAGATATCACAGGCTTAGGCATCCCGGCATCAAACACGACCTACTCTGACTTCAAGGGTGCAACAGCTAATGCGGCAGGTACACACGGACTGGTACCGGCACCGGCGAAAGGCGATACGGGTAAACTTCTGAGCGGTAAAGGAACATGGGAAGCCATGACAATGGCCTATACTGAGGAAGATTACACGCAAGCATCTGTTGGTCTCACTTTTGCAGGAAGTACCGTAAAAGCAAATATTCCAGTTGCAACTACTGGTAATATGGGTCTCATGCCTCCAGCGATGTTTTCAAAACTGAATGATTTGCCAACAGAGGCAGATTTATCTGGTATCTATGCGAAGAAATCCGACATTACAGGCGTGTATAAGTACAAGGGTTCCCTGGCAGATGCAACAAAACTGCCGACTACAGGGCAGGTTGCCGGTGACGTATACAACCTGGAAGCAGCATCTGACTACGGCCCGGCAGGTACCAACGTGGCGTGGGACGGCAAGGCATGGGATGCATTGGGCGGATTGTTTGTGGTCGATGCACTTACCAATGCCGAAATTGATGCAATCTGCGTGTAAAGTGAATTGATATAAGGAGGAAGGAACATGGCATATCTAGATAAGGCGGGGCTTACTGAGTTATGGAAGAAAGTGAAAAGTTATGTGGATGCCAATGGCGGAGGAACACCGACAACGATTACAGGAAATGCAGGAACAGCTACAAAACTCCAGACAACACGGGCAATAGATGGCGTTAATTTCAATGGTACGGCTGACATTGCCCATTATGCCGTGTGTTATACGACGGGATCGACCGCCGCAAAGACGGTCAGCCTGTCGAACTTTAAGCTGGCAGCTGGTGCAAGGGTGTTTGTGCGTTTCAGTTATGCCAACACCGCTGCAAATCCAACACTGAACGTCAATAGTACAGGGGCGAAGCCAATCTATTACCGGAACAGCAACATCCCTGCAGAGCTGATAGATCAGTACACGGTTTTGGAGCTGGTCTACAGCGGATCATACTGGTTTGTAGTCGGAAATATGAATATCCTGACCAAGGGCGACAGCATAAATATTGAATGTTTCACGGCTGGCTATGTGACATCCGCAGGCAAGGAAGTGCAGTTCTGCATTCCGGTATCGACACCGATTGTCGGCTGCAGTTCTGTTAGCATAGCATCGGCAACCGGACTGCAGATCCGGCAGAATGGGAATTATATTTATGGTGGCAATGCATCCACGCTGATAGCGGCATCGTCCTACCGGGGCGTTGTCAACCGTAATATGGTATCTATTGCCGCAACGATGCCGAATACAACCAACGCAGTCAACAATGCACCATGTGGTGTGCATGCGGCATTGAAGCTGACATTTTCATAGGAAAGGGGAACAGGAATGGCTATAACAGAGAACTTAAAAAAGATACTGGCGGCAGTCTACGGGCGGGATGTCCGGCAGTCGATCCATGACAGCATCCAAGAATGTTACAATAACGCTGAGGCGTGTAAGAGTTATACAAATGAGCACGTAAAAGATATGGAAACAAAGATGGCAGGTATTACAGGACAGAGTAAGGCGTTGATGGCAAAAACACGCAAGGATGTCCGGAATGTACAGGCAATTTTTTCAGTAGAAAAAACAGTGTCTATCACAGACGGCAAACTGTGGGAAGCACAAGATGCTGGCAGTTCGTGTGTACTTATGGAAGGGGCAAAAACACAGTGTACAACACTGAATGTACAACGAGGCGAACGGTATATCATACATACGAGCATGGTATCACGAGCCGGTAGTGGACGCGGAAAATATCCGATTATTTTTGCAGTTGATAACAGCAGTGCCGGATTCACAATGGTTTCAGCTGTAGAAATCGAAGAAGAAGGGGACTGTGATTATATCGTTACTGTTCCGGATAATGCAAAGTATATGATGATATCAGCCAACGAGAACGGCGAAGGTATCTGGGTGCGAAGAATCAATGTTCTCACAGAGTAACAAGAAAGGAAAGACTAACGAGGATGAAAAAAGAAATGGTTTGCACGATCACAGGAGCAATCGGTGGGACGATTGCTTATTTTTTTGGAGGCTGGGATCAGGCTCTTGTAACTTTAATCATTTTCATGGCAATTGACTACATATCCGGTCTGATTGTTGCCGGTGTGTTCCACAACAGCAAGAAGACGGAATCCGGAACACTGGAAAGCCGGACAGGCTGGAAAGGTCTGTGCAGAAAATGTATGACGCTGCTGTTTGTTCTGGTAGCGTACCGGCTGGATCTGGCAATCGGTGTGGATTACATCAGGAATGCTGTGATCATCGGATTTATGGCGAACGAGCTGATCAGTATCGTAGAGAATGCCGGACTGATGGGCATACCGCTGCCGGCAGTGATCGCCAATGCGATCGACATACTGACACAGAAAGCAGAGAAAAAAGGGGACGCATGAGCGTCCTCTTTTGTTATCACGAAAAACAATGGAGGAAAGACATGAACGAATTATTAAAAATTAATTATGAGACAGAGCAGCCGACAGTATCAGCAAGAGATCTACACGCAGGTCTGGAAATTAAAAGTAAATATGCTGATTGGTTTAAAAATATGTCAACATATGGTTTTACTGAAAATGAGGACTACATGACGGTTTCTAAAAATTTAGAAAACGGTGGAAGAATCATAGAACACTTCATTTCTGTAGATATGGCAAAGCAGATCTGCATGATCCAGCGAAACGAAAAAGGCAGGCAGTACCGCCAGTATTTCCTTGACCTTGAAAAAGCATGGAACACACCGGAACAGATTTTTGCCCGTGCTTTGAAAATGGCAGATCAGCAGATTGAGAAACTCAAAGCAAGTAATGCAAGCCTTGTGGAAGATGTGCAGCGGATGAGACCGAAAGAAGTGTTTGCGGATGCGGTCAGTGTGTCGAACACATGCATCCTGATCGGGGAGCTGGCAAAGATCCTGAAACAGAACGGTGTGGATATCGGACAGAACAGGCTGTTCACATGGATGCGTGAAAACAGGTTCCTGATCAGCAGAAAAGGGACAGATTACAATATGCCAACACAGAGAAGCATGGAAGCCGGTCTGTTTGAAATCAAAGAACGGACAATCAATAATCCGGATGGAAGCGTGCGTATCACAAAGACTGTACTGGTAACAGGGAAAGGGCAGCAGTATTTTGTGAATAAATTTCTGAAATAATGAAAATAATTCTTGACTTATGTCATGACATAAGTTATAATAAAGACAGTTAAGGAAGACTTAACGAATAAGGTGGCAGGTGCCGGAAAGGAGAAACAAATGGAAGAAGATATGAACTTAGGCGAACAGCTCAGAGATCTGGCGGAAGAAAACCAGACAAGAAAAATCCTTGAAATTCTCAATACTTGCGAAACACTTGAGGAAGCAAAGGAAAAAGTAAAAGCCCTGCTTAATAAATAAGCAAGGCAGTGATTAAAGCAGGCGGTACTTGCCACCGCCTGCACCCAATAAGAACATAACACAGTTCAGGGAAAATGGCAAGAGTCAAGAGGTGATAAAAATAGAAAAGAAAATGGGACGCCCGACAGATGCACCTAAAAGCTACCGTGAAAGCTTCCGGTTGTCAGAAAATGATATGGAGAAAATACGCTTTTGCATGGAGAAAACAGGGGCAAGTAAAACGGATGTCGTCAGAATGGGAATAGAGGCATTATACAAAGAATTGAATCAGTAAACAGATATAACGAGAGAGCTTGGAAACAGGCTCTCTTTTTGTATACAAAAAAAGAAAGGCAGGTAGAAACTATGAACAAAATCAACCGCATGATCTCAAATTACAATTATAATCCCGGCAATATCTCCAGAATCAAATACATCGTGATCCACTACGTCGGAGCATTGGGCGGAGCACAGGAAAATTGTGCATACTATGGTGGTGGCAACCGTGGGGCATCTGCACACTATTTTGTCGGTTTCGCCGGCGAAATTTGGCAGTGCGTGGAAGATCGGAATATCGCCTGGCATTGTGGGGCGAGCAGCTATAAGCATCCAGAATGCAGAAATGCCAACAGTATCGGAATCGAGATGTGCGTGCGAAAGAAGAATGCGGCGAGTCTTGGGGCAACAGATAAGGACTGGTATTTTGAAGGAGCAACAGTACAGTCTGCTATTGAGCTGACCAGATACCTGATGAAAAAATATAACATCCCTGCAGATCATGTTATTCGCCACTATGATGTAACCGGAAAAATTTGCCCGAATCCGTATGTATACAATACAGGTACGTATACATGGGATGCCTTCAAACAAGCCATTTCTGGGCAGAGTGGCGATATTCTTCCAGCAACCGACAAACCATGGTACCGTGTCCGCAAGACCTGGAAGAATGCCAGCAGTCAGATCGGGGCATTTAAAACGATGAAGAAAGCCAAGCAGTGTGCAGATCAGCATACCGGTTATCATGTCTACAACGATGCCGGTAAAAAGGTGTACACATCCGCAAAACTCCCATACAATGTGCGGCCGAAAACCGCAAATGTTCCAATCAGGACAGGAGCGGCCAAAACATACAGTGCTGCCAGAACGTTTTTGCAGCCAGGTAAGTACGTGATCACCGAGGAAAAGAACGGATTCGGCAAGCTGAAAAGCGGTGCAGGATGGGTATATCTTAAGAAGGTAGAGAGGGTGTAGTAGAATGGTGGCATTGCCACCGATTTGCCACCGACAGAGAAATGTAAGATACAGAAACAAAAAGATTTAAAGATTGAACTATTGCATAAACATAGATTTTTAAGTATTATTGAGGATGTGCAGGGCGGTGTAAGACTTAACTATTAGACCTATAGATATACGGTGCACGTAGAAAGTGCAGTAA